ATTTTTTAAATCATCACACAACATCGGCAGGAGTGGCAACGATATCAACAAGTTCCAACACTACCTATGTAGCTAAGTATAGACCTGTTCGCGCGGGGAAATTTTTTATACCAAATAGCAATTTAAATGTTTGACTTTATGTTAATATATTACATTATACCCGCATTTTTGGAGGTGAGGTATTATGATAATTAGTGAGGTAAGTAAAAACAGAGCAGTAGAAATTGGTAATGCATTAATTTGGGCAGCAGAGTTAGCAACTAAAAATAATGTATCAATGTCAGTACTTTATATGGATGAATACGATATGGCTATTCCGGTGGAGACCAGCGACTGCGAGGAACAATATGGCTGGGAGGTTGTTGCAACGGTAACTTAGTACCGATTCCTGTTAAACATTTTAAAGAGGCTCACTTCGGTGGGCCTCTTTTTTGTTGTGACTGTTAACTTTTCCATTGACTTATATTTTATCCAACTGTTATGCACTTAGTACACCAACTAACAGAAGGACTAATCACATGAGTAGAATGCACATACATAATCTCATGAATGACTACCTAAGCCAGCACACACGGGCGAAGGCATGGAAGGTACTTAATCATGTCAGGTCTAATCCAACCTGCCTCTCCGGTCTCAACAGACTAGAGCTACAGGTATATAAGGCTATCGTTTCAAATTGTGGAAGGGAGATTAGATAATGTCAGTTACAGCCACAATTAAACTTACCAAGCGTATGCTCGACAAGAGCATCATCGACGCTAACAAGTCGGTGATTGCGTTTGTAGATGAGTATCTCAGCGTCACATATGATGACATACCCAAGGGTGCTGATCATGTCCTAATGAACAGGAAGCACCTCGTACCAGCAGTTTTCGAGGACGATACCCACAGTGAGATACGACTATATCGTCGGCCTCGCGGGGATCGTCTGCTGTCTATCAAAGGCCTCAGCAAAGTGGCTGAAGTCGGGGATACTATAACATTTAATCATGAGGCTGGTGTGACCACAGTGTCAGTGCGCGACAGTAATAATGTAGTTACACTCCAGCCCCGCAACCACTTCGTTCGTATATTGGTGGAGAAGGCAGCGTGAGACTATTTGATCCAAATCTCTTCGTAGAGCCAACACGTAGCATACCTAAAGTCCCCCCACCGTCTGACGTGCGGGTTTGCTTCACAATGGAAGAGTTGAAGGCTCTCACAGCAAATTTCTACGCTCACAATTTTGAGTTTGATTGTACACGGTCTGATGATGCTCGCAGTCTGGAGTTCCTCAAGCGTGATACAAACATACTGTTAAAGCTGCTGTATGCCATCGAAGAAGCCTCTCCTCCAGCTAAAGTAAATAAGGAGAAGGCAGATGGCTAAGGCTCCTTATGTCAGACCTAGAATGCGAGGCCAGAGCAGAGTATTCGACATTCGTCCAACTACTGAATTATTAAAGGCGTTTCCCGATTTAGTTCGGGAGACGTATACCACATCAACAGAGGCTAATGCGCGAGGCTATGAGCTTAAGCGCAGGTTTGAGGCCTACAAATCTGGACGTGTAGAGGATGTTTACGTTGATGACCGCTCAGTCGAGGCCATGATTAAGCATTATCTTGCCTCAACTCTATTTATCAATCTACCTAGTCAAAACAGTAAGCGATCATATCTGCATCACATTAACTATCTGCAGAAGGTCAATCCTACCAACACGCCATTTGCAAAAAAGATTGTGTCAGAAGTAGACTATGACTACGCACAAAATCTATGGCTACACATACAGGATGACATCAGTACACACAAAGCCAACCATTGTGTGAAGGTATTAAAACGTATCTGGAAGCTGGGCGTTAAGAGTGGCAGAGCCAAGGCAAACGTCTGGAGAGAGATTGAACTGCCGAAGTTGGCTGATCGTCAGGTCATGTGGGACATAGACCAGATTACTGGAATGATTAAACACTGTGATGAGCAAGGATACCCGTCGATGGGTACTATGATCACCATGTGCTATGAGTTCTGTCAGAGGCCTGTTGATGTCAGAAACATGAAGTGGTCTAATATTGATGGGCGTACTGGTGTGTCAAACTTTATCCAGCAGAAGACTAACAAGCAGATGTCGATTAAAGTCACTAATGCTGTACAAAAGCGTCTACATCTACACTCAAAGCGTAATTCGGATGACTATATATTCCATTACGAGGATACTGGGCGTCCATTTTCTGGTGACCGTTGTAATAAATTATTTAGGAAATTAGCTGATAGCTACGGTCTTCCTGAAGTACCTTTACACCGCAAATACTACAAGAATGGCAGTCAGAGATATTCAAGTATCTGGTTAGCTGATCTGAGGCGTACCGGAGCTACTCACGCAAGTAGGGCTGGATGTACGGACAGGGAGCTAATGGCTCTGACCGGACATCGTAATCCACAGATGCTTGTTGTGTACGCAGTCGAGGGTGAGATCGAAAGCACCAACGCTAACCTGAAGCGGGGTTTGCTTTGATGCGTACATATTCTGACAAATATAAGGTGTTTGCGGTTCTTGAGAACCGTGAGCATCCTACGCAAATTGACCGAATTGCTGGCATGACTAACACCCTGCCATATCCAATTATGCGGGGTATGGCTCTGGGCGAGGTCTGGTGGTCTACTCGCACTGATCTTGGCTATGAGAGGATCGTCTAATGATAAACAGAGAGGAATACAGTAGTACTTTGACTAAGCTAAAACGTGTCCAGAAAGAGAATGAGAAGCTGAGGGAAACCCTAGAGATCACCAAACGCGAAGCTGATTACTGGGAGAGGGCGGCTAAGAGGATCGACACTGAGTTGCACTCCTGCGAGGCTAACTTAAGGAATACTACTATTGCACTTAAACTATGGAAGGGGGTAGCAGAATGAACATCACTGCTAAACTGCTTAATTGGATGGGTAGTGATATGACTGTGGTCAACGCAGCCAGAGTGAGTTTTGACCAGAGTTCTGAGGAGTTGGGTCAATCTGGTGTAGTGGGCCAGCATATGACGCCTGTGCTGAAAGATGGAGACAAGAGGCTGATTAAGTATCTAGCCAAGCATAAGCACTTATCTCCATTCGGACATTGCTTTGCGTCTTTCTATGTAAGCTGTCCAATATTTGTTGCACGTCAACTTGTGAAACATTCGTACTTGAGGATTAATGAAGTCAGTAGGCGATACGTCAAATCGAGGCCAGAGTTCTACGAGCCTGAAGTCTGGCGGGGTCAAGCCAAAGACAAGAAGCAAGGTAGTTGGGGAAGAGTAGACCTATGGAATGACGTTGATCCTCGCAATCCCCCCTTCGCAACTTTTGAGACCTTCCAGCATTACCAGAAGCTGCAGGTAGAGCTTTATACCAGTATGCTTGAAGCTGGTGTGTGTGAGGAACAGGCTAGAATGGTACTTCCCGCAAATCTCATCACGCACTTTTACTGGTCCGGTAGCCTAGACGCCTTCGCTAAAATGGCTAATCTCAGGTGTGCGGGTGATAGCCAATATGAGACCAGACTAGTTGCACAAGATATATCAACCGAAATGGCTGAGTTATTTCCCTATAGCTGGGCTGCACTGAGGAGCATAACATGAACCGTACAATTCAAATCACTGGACTAAGAGGACGCGACTTTGATGCTAATGACATTGTGGAAACTAGCCACGATGTAGCAGCCGCTTTGCGTAATCCCGCCAAGGGCTGGCATACTGAGTGTGCAACAGGTTGCGCTGCAATTATTCGCATTGCTATAAACAAAAACCCTGATCTATACACAGACAAAGATGCTGGGCTTTCGCCTATTATTGATTGGGAAGCTGGCACCATTGACGCCCCACAAATCTCACTTAACCATAAAATCACATTCAGAAATATTGAGGGGATGACTGATGGCTGATAAATACATTGACGTAACCCCAAGCTGGTTACAGATGACAAACGTCATAGAAACTCTTCTCACAGATGGTGACTTTGAGGGTAAGCAAACCGCACGTACTGAATTAAGGAAGATGGCTCAAGTCGCTGACCAGTATGTGAGACTGCAGAAAATGTCTCAAGAGAAAGTGGCAGAGCAAAGTCGGGATGTGGGAGATTATGAATGAGGGTAAGACTAGTCTACTATAACGCGAAGACTCATAAACCCTTTGCATTTAAGACTGTTAGTAGCTCAGTGGCAGTGAAAGAGCTTAGTAATTTTAAGCCTCGCGGAGCCTATCTTAAAATCGAATCTTAAAAATTAAAATCTGAAATGGCAAAAATGGCAGACTGCCACTATGCTTTCTGCCATGCCATTTCTGTTAGCATACAAACGATATTATCGTTTATTATCAGATATATGGCTCCGGCGGTAGGGATCGAACCTACGACCAATTGATTAACAGATAGCGTTTGTTTTCAATAGGTTACACGATTATTAATGAAATGACTGTTATCATAAATTGGTTCTCTAAGTGCTTAATTAAGTGTTGACGGAAGTGCATAACGCCTGTATCCTTAAAGAGTTCTTTCTTGAGGCTGTATACTATAGGACTAGGCTAATGACCTATGCTGAACAACTACAGGTAATACAAAGTCTTCACCTAAGAGAAGGTGATAATGTCACCATCCAATGCCCCTTCTGTGGAACCGCCAAGAAACTTTCAGCATCTAAACAAGATGGTAAGCTCATGTGGAATTGTTACAGAGCTAGTTGCAATGGCAGGGGTATACACTCAGGAAGACGTGACCTGCAGACTGCTAAGGAGTACGTGGCTAATAAAACTAAGATATCAAAGCAAAGATATAAGCCCATCCCCAGCCTCACCACACGCCCTGAGAACCACCCACAAGCCCTAGACTACCTAGCATCAGTCAACAGCCTAGAAGCCTACGAGAGAGGCCTCATAGAGGTCAGGTATGCCCCTGCTGAGGACAGAGTGCTGTTCATTCAAGGGGATGGTGCAGTGGGCCGCTCATTAAGCAGTGGGACAAAATGGCTCACCTATGGCCTATTGCCAGAAGGTATAAGAGTAGGTAGTGGCTCTACAGCAGTG